GAGAAGAAATAAAAGAAACTGGTGCGAAAATCAGCGCAAACAATAAACGGGCCCGTACGGGAGATAAAAGAAAAGTGAGAAAACTTTTATTGCTAGTTTCTAGGTGTCAAAAAGAAGGTCTAGCGACCGGCCGGAGGCCGGGTTGTGGTGGAAGCAGTAGTAGTTGTGACTGGGGGCGGTGTAGCGGATGTAGTGGGTGAAATGCCGAGAGCAGCACCGTTGAAGACGTACAGATAAAGAAGCAGTGCGCTAAAGAGCACAAGGCGAATACCCGGTTGACGAACTTGCCAAAATACAGTCATGCCGAGAGAAACGGCAAAATAAACATAAGAAGATTGGCTAGGTAGTGCGAGGACTGTGACAAAGGTGACTATGCCTGCAATAAAGCGGGACTTGACAGGGAATTTGTAGAGACCTGGGAGAAGAATGACTAGACCAGCAATAACCTGGGAGTTGGCGGAAATCCAAGACCCAAGCTGGGTGGTGGAAGTGCGGGCGGAAAAGAAGGCAGCCAAACGGTCGATGTGGGTGATGTCGTAGGCAACGAGAAGTGCGAGAGCCAAGAGACAGAGAACATCAGGCTGCGAAGAAGTGCGGCGCAAAGCGTCAAGCACGCCTTCAAAGAAGTCAGAGGACTGCCCATTTTTACGGGAGCGAGCACTCTTGCGTGCCTGAGGCGGTGGGCCGCGAGGCATCATGGGCGGTGGGCGAGTGAAGAAACGTGGTCGTTTAGCAGTGTCAGCCATGATGCAATTCAAACAAATAAAATTTCTGCTACTAAAACTTTTGTGATATATGATTACTGTGTATTGAAAGGTGCAACATACCAGATTGAAAGTGTAAGAAGCAAAGCAGTGCTAATATTATTGAAGTGAGCTGTGCAAAGTGCCAAAATAATACCAAACTCTATAATCTTGAATTGGCGTTCCATAGAAAGGACATAAGTCAAAAGTTGCTGAAAAGCAGTTGAAATAGCGTCAACAAAAAGACGAAAGAGCCGTATAACGGCGTGCTCAAATGTTGAAATGCTGCGATATACTATTCCTGTAACGAAATTGGTATAAGAAACTTTTGAAATCGATCTAACACAGCGTTCTTTGGTGTTCTTAATAGAGGTTGAGGTCAAATTAAGCCAAGACAAGATATTGGTGTAATGCAAAAACTCAACAGCACAAGTGCTAGTGCACATAAAAGAAAAGGAATGACCTTTATATTCAAAAATCTCGACAAAGGGGTTGAAGTCCAAAGGATACAAGCTAATACTAAGGGTCTCAGGATCGCTCTCAATGGTGATGTAGGTGCCATTATCTAAAAGATGTGTGAAGGAGTCAGAAGAAATGAAACCGTTGCCGAGAACTGAAAATGAGAAATAAGAATTAGGCACAAATGACAAAACTAACTCAGTGCCGAAAGCGTAAGTCTTCTTAGGGTGTAGTGTATAGTTAAGGGGAATGCCCGAAGAAAGGTAGTCCTGAAAGATTAAGTCATGAAGTAAAAGAGAAGATGTGTTGTAATCTATGTAAGGGGCTTCAAAGAAGACGGCGGACGTGTTTACCATGTGACATTCACGCTTAGTGTTGAATAAAGAACTATCCCATGCATACTTATTCTTAAGAGGGTCATAGTGCAAAAAGTAGTGAGCGGCATCAAGATGAATCCAACCACTCCGTCGAGCGGAAGGAGAGTGAAGCCAGATCGGGGGATCAAAAGAGTGAAAATCAATTTGATAAGAGGAGGTGTTAAGTGTGCCCTCAAGAATGCCATAAACAATGTAGCTCTGGAAGGTGTGGTAGTCATGAAAGAATCGGAAACAAAGATCAGTTTCAGAAAAGAACGCACCACCAAGACTCTGCTTCTCAAGCATGTCACCGCAAGAAAGCGGTAACTCGCATTCAGAAGGCCAAATCCTAGAAGTGCTAAGAATATAAGAACATTCAGGGTTTAGCATCGTGAGAGGTGAAGTAAGAAACCATTGGCCAGAGGGTACACTGGGTGAAGGTGAAATAGAACCTTGAGTGATATCATTGAAATGAACAGAACTAGATGATAAAAACAGGGCGTCGGACGTGACAAGAGGTAGGAGAGCCATAAAAACACACGTCGTAGCAGAAGAAGGGGAGAAAAGTTTGTTAGCGACAGCAGCAGCGAGCAAAAACGCAGGAGAAACAGCCAACAAAAATAACAACAAGTAATACAAGAGTAAAGACAAAGGGCACGAAGTAATTAGGGAAAAGATCAGTGAAGAGAACTCCAATCCCCTGATAACAAGCATAAGAATAAGAATATTCACATGGCTCAGAAGAGTTAGGAAAAATCGCAACACGTGCAAGACCACCGATATTGCGACAGGAAACAAGCTGTTTAGAGTGTTCAATCTGTTGAGCAATTGATTGGGGCATACAGTTGTAACACTGAGCCTGACCACCGAACTGACGATCCAGAAGATGGCCATGGGTGCAATTCTTAGCCAGATTAGAGCAAGGGTGGTCTTGGAAGCAGTGAGAAAATTCATGTTGAGAGGCAGGCGATCCGTATCCAGCAATGTAGACTTCGGAAGAGGCTAAGCGATCGTCGAGGGAATAGAGAGCAATGGCCGCGTTGGCCAGATAAAGCAGAAAAGACATCAATTGAGAGTTAAAAGAAAGCGGTAGAGGTCGGAATAGTCCTTGACAAGAGAGTGCACAGTGCCAGATTTAACCCAAACGTTGGAGCGGATGGAATAAAAAGTGAGGGGCTCGGATCGGGGTTTAAGAAGAAGCGAGATGACGAGATCAGGAGTGATGCGGGCACTGGAAACGGGCCAACGGCCAAACTTTTCCAACAGTGCAATTGCAGCAAGTTCACGAGCGCGACGTTTGGTGGAAGCAGCGCCAGTGGTGGAGTGACCGCTGTAGAGAAGAGTGGTCTCCCAACGATCAGGAAAGTGAATGTCAATGAAAGAATAGTGCGTGCCGGTGGTCTGTTTCAAGTTGTTAAGGACTTCAAGAGGACAAGGTGAAGACTGAGCCATGTCGATTTCAAAACAAAACACATTTATGTTACTAAAGTGTGTGAAGATTTATATATGATATATGACTACATATCAAGAGACGAGCGAGAAGGATCATCACAAAGAGGTAGATCTTCAGGAGCGACGAACAAAGATGAAAAGTGCTTAAAGGATGACAAGAAAACTCTAATCTGAGGGAGCAACATAGACATAGAATAATAAACGCCATAACGTTCATAAATGGCTCTCTCAAGTGGTTCGTAAAGGAACCAATGATCGTAATCACTAGTGAGATCAAGGAAACTGACCCTGCATTCTTCAAGATGTTCCCAATTGGCCAGATCCTTCCGGCCAAACTTAACAAGCATTCTCAGAGGGTCAGGAACAAAATACCATCGGTCGTCATGAGACAAAAGAAACTTAGAACAAAACATGGGATAGTTTAAACGTAAGACTTTGCACTCTAAATTAAACATACGGGAAAACAGATCACTCACAGGACGATAAATATCAGTGCCAACTAACCAAGAATCATCGCCAATGAAAGCACACAAGAGAGCGGTTTTCAAGGGAAAACAAAAGGCACATACAGCCATAGAAAGCATAGTGTTACCAAGGAGAGTAAAGGCGTCGCCAGATTTTCTTTGTAGCTCAATTCGGGCAGTCATCTTGTTCCCGCGATCGATCAACCGAGTTGACACGTGGGCGTAACGCCAGATGTGAAGCATCCAAGCGGGAACCCCAAAGAATTTCATCATCAAGATCTCAAAATCAAGAGCAAGCAACCCCTGGGATTTATCATATTTTGAAATATCAACTTCAATTGATTGTTTGCCAACAAATTTGTGCGGGGGCAATTTGTCTGTTAAAATATTGGCAAAATCAGATGGAGAGACATCAGTGTTCAAAATTACATTGTTGCGCAATGAAGTAAGCAAACGTTCTTTAACGAGCTTGGCGATGGGGCAAAACAAAATATTCATGATCTTTGAGGCAGCAGCGATAGTCTGTAAGGCCGGGATGGTGTCGTTGGCATCAGGTGTGACACAAGGTTTCGGAGTCGGTTTAATAGAAAAGTCATATTCATTTATCTTTACGTCCTTGAAAGAGGTCATGACAGCCAATACAGCATCAACAACTTTCGCCGGTTGATCAATGAGCCAAGATTTAATAGTGGAAGGTGATATCTGAATTTCAGAAAAAGGTAGGCGTTGCAACAAATAAGTAGAGACGAAAACGTCACGAAGAGAGGAAGGTAAAATATCATCAGGGTTATTTCCGGTCATGTCTGGCACATTTAAATTTCGTTTGGCAATGGCTAGAAGGGATTCAACCAGCACACGCCGACGAGGGACATAACAATTAGTTCTGATGACAGGTTGGAGTTTCCCATAGGGTGATTGTTTGACAGATCTTTCGTAGACTAAGGATCCAGAAGCAACGGGGAGGTCAAGCGCAGAATTAGTGATCTTATAGTCATCGAAAGAGGTATCCTCATAACCACCGATACCCATGAGAGCGTCATTTGCATCCTGAAGAATATGCGAATTGGGTTCAACTTCCAAAACATCATGATCTAAAAGGGGAACATTCAGTTCTCGAACATCAAAAATTTTTACAACTTCATTCTGGCCAGTGACGGCTCCGAACTTTCCAACAATTTCTGTAATTTCAGGATTATAATAGGGAATTTCGTCAACAAAACCAGATTCTAAAGGGACAGTAACGCTACCACCGCCTGAATAAGGGTTAATAATGGCACTGATAGCGTCACCTTCAACAACAGTATAATAATGTAATTCTTTCTTGTGCCTAGTCAGTGCAACTAAAATATGTGGTGCAGATTTAAATACTTCAACTGCAACAGAAGTCGTGAGTCTGACGAGATAAACAACATCAGCCTGCTGTCCCTGATATTCATGGACGGTGGACACACGGGAATACCCTTTGCTCATGAGTTGCATCTTGTCATTTTGTGTGAAAGTGAGATATTGAACGTTATGCTTAGGGACTTGAAGGACCCCAGAAATGCGGTGAATTTTCATTGTGTTATCATATTTAGATTCGCTAGTGAAATTAGAACCAAGCTGGCGATAACGGGGTGCGAAAGCTTTGGCTACATCCACAGGACAACGATAAGAAACACTGAGATCATGGGACACATTCAAATCAATGGACTGATATTTTAATTTAGTTGACAAAACTGCGCACCTTTCTATGTATGGAATTTGCAAAGGGTCACCGAGACAATAAAGGTTCTCACACTGAGATAGAGAGCCAACTAACATCACAGAACCAACGTGGCGCATGAAAGCTTCATCGACATAAACATTCTTGAATATGGCACCAGAATTTAACAGGTAAGAATCAATAGTCATGGTTTTGACATTACGTTTGGATGCCGACTTGAGTCTTTCGGCAATCTCATGCGACCCCATCTTTGTTGTGGAAAGGCATAGATCACCGGAAGCACAGGAGTTAACAATCCAATGCGTTTTCCCGCAGCCAGGAACACCACGAGTTAGAGATGGATTAAACGATTGATTAAATTTGGGGACATAGTCCTTGTACTTTTCATACAAAAATGGCTCAGGCAAAACGTCACAAGAGTCGTTGACATAAATATCGACATCAGGAGTGGTGGTCAAAACAAATTGCCCATCAGCAGTTAGTCCAGCCATGTAGTCGGGGGAAGCATCATCTTTCAATTTAGGATTTCTGGGCCGTACGACAAAATAATTGTTGCGGACTATGCCATACGATGCATAACGTGCTCTGAAGTCATCGCTGGCAGCAAGAGACGGTTGGGTACGTTCAGTGATGTAATTGGTCAACAAACGCCTAACGTTGGTGGCGTTTATACGCCATATTTCAATTTGTTCATAAACTGCATTCTCAATCGGAATATTCCCCGTCTTTGGGGTAAAGGCCAGATCTGAATTTTGAGCGACTAATAAGTCATAAGGGCACTCTGAAGGAGTAATGGGTGCAAGAGCAACAGCATCTTCGTCAAGTGAAGTGGAATCGGTGCTGGCAATAATAGGTTTCGTTATGAGTTTATCTATGTCAGAAGACAGAATAGGTAAAACAACAAAAGGGGGTACATCATCATCAACCCTATCGTCAACAAGAATCTCAGGCTGAGGACGTGAAGAAGTGTCATTGTAGAGGACATAATTTGTGAATGGAGTTGTGACAACAGTTCTAGGTACTTTTGACGGACAAAACATTCTTTTGAGTCTTTTCTTGGCTGTGACCGATACGGCGCTGAGGCAAGGATCGGGGTCATACCCATTCGGTTCTTTTTCGACGAACACATACTTGTCAATGATACTTTCGACAAAGCATTTGTCTAAAGTTGCCATCATCTCAAACCACACTCGAAAAGGTTGCAAATCACAAGACATCTTGAAAAACTTCTTGACTTTTGAAAACTTACATGAAGGGTGGGGTATCTTAGGAAACTTTTCAATACACTCTTGTTTCAGAGTTTTCAGTTGTTGACAATCAATGAATCTCTCGCCATTTCCATGAGTAAATTTAAGGTACGCTTTTCCCTTACGCCAGGTAATACTACGGGGTATGAGTTCTTCCAGCGAATCAACAGCGGATACAAACGAGTCTTCCGATGAAGTGTCGGACATGTCATCAAGATCAAGAGCCCCGCCACGACGGTAAGATTTCAAAGCGTCGCGTTGAAGGTTTTTCCATTTACTAGAATCAAAAGAACCAGGGTTAGATTTGTCAAAGAATAATATACTCTCACATGAAGGGTGCTTACTATCCACTAAAACTACATCTACAAGGTGTCTAAGATATACATAGTCACCATCAATGAATCCCTTGACGGCCATTTGAGTGACACTACTCTTAATAAATAGTGCATGAAGGTCGGCAAGAAGGTGAGCATTGTGGGCTTTCTGATCATAAACCACCGACGTCCCCTTGCGAGCAATGTCGGATATCCAGTACCCGTCAGGGAGTTGGGTAATATCCAACGTAGCAAGGGACGCAGTGGTGAGATCAGGCTTGATGTCAGGGAGAAGGGCGCTGTCGCCATCAGTGAAGTGGATGTTAAACATATCTTTATTGAAATTCATAAAATATCCGGGAGCACAGCCAAAGTTAATAATTTTCTTAATACCAGCCCGCGAGCTAAGCAACGCCAACTTAGCCGCCATGTGGTTGCGTGGTTTCTTGGGCGCAGAAGTAATATCGAAACCAGCGCGAATAACTCGAAGATCTTCACTGGCATTTATCCTTTTCAGGGGTGGTTGGGGATAAAGTAATTCATTGAGAATAGAAATGGCGACGAGAAGATGGTTAATTTTACTATCAGCTACTGCAGGGCCACCCGTACAAACTACGCCTTGAGACGACATAGCCGCGCGGGCCGCTAAAGAAGCAGAAAGCTGGGGTGAACACCCGTAGATTCCCGCTCCTAATAAAGGCACGCGATACGGGCGACCGGCAGCAAGCTCATTGACAGCGGCATACGCACTTTCAAGCTTAGTCTCAACATCAGTGTCGGTTCCTTTGGGAGCAACAGCATGAATGATCTCATCAGAACAGTTGTGACCAGAAGTTATCACGGCCTGTCCAGGGACTACAGGTGGCAACGCAGCACACTCTGTGTCGAGAGCTGGACCAGCAGCGCCAAAGACAGCGCCGCAGACGCCAGCACCACGACGAAGGTCAGAGTTGGCCGCGTTGACAACAATAACTGATTTGTCACTCCCAACCACCGATGCGTTGACAACTTTGTGGGAAGCGTCGTACTTTTCTAAAAGACGAATGATGATTGATGATCTGAGGTTTTCAAGGTCATGATCTTTAAGATTGTTGGGATCGTAAGAAACAACGCACAAAGAAGAATGTTCATCAGAAAAACTAGTTGAAAAACGAGTTGTTTTAGACTCTGATAAAAAGGGGTTGAATGAAAATATGCAGTGATGATCTTCGTCGGTGGGCAGACGATTATAAATGACAGGTTTCTGTCCCATCTTCTGCAACTGAGATGCAGCCATTGCAAGCGCTTGAGGAGCGTGACTATCAAAAATGTCTGGATGTTTCTTGTAAAAGTCTATACTAGGCGTTGAATATTCAAAAAGTGGGACGACAGCAGCTGGAGGCGCAATGCTTTCAGGTCGTGGAAACAGGATCTCGGAAATTTTCTCAACTACCGACGGTTCTTCAGGTGGAGCAACTTCATGAACGACTTTGTCGTCGCCAGAAGGTGGTTTAAAAAGAACAGACGGCACATATTTCGAGATGACTTTGGCAGCACGTACCCCTGATGCTATCCACTTTTGATAGAGAGAGTCAATAGGGCTGGAATAATCTACATACAAATTCGTGGCTAAACACTTGGGGTCAAAATCTCCACGGTATCGCCGACATACAACGTAAAACTTAGGTGTGACAAACAAGTCGGGCGCGGTGTAACAAACTGAGACATGGTGGAAAACATTAGTCATAACACTTAAAAGGCGAGAAAGTAAATTGTGAGGAGTCCATGGCAGCTCAATGATCAAATTCCCGTTGAGTTCCAGATGAGGTATCAACCGGGTGAGCTCGTCGTTAACCTCGGCGATCCTAAGACCATCGACGTCATACTTTGATACTTTGGAAGCCATGAGACGTGACATGGGGAGAATCAACAAAATAAAATTTTTCTTCACATTCTTAAACTCACGTAAAACTTCATAATAAACATCAAAAGTGTCAGAGGCACAGTGATAAAACCCAGAAGTGTAACACAAAATTTTGTCTAGACCGTAGTCAATAAGAACATCAATAAATCCAAGACGAGAAGCTTCAGACGGGGAAGAAAAAGGAGATGGAGCCAGACATTTGAACTTACCAGCAAAGGTGTCGGGAAAAACTGGGTCACGATCTTCAAGTGAACCAATACTAAAAGTGCGAGAACCGACATGCAATGTAACGTCGAAATGACTGTTGGCATAATGGATCTTGTCCTTGACTTGAATGGCAGAGTCGTGGGCGTTGAGCCACATGTTCCCAACGACCTCAATAGAAACATTATACCAAGTGCAAACACGCCACATCTCAACTGTCGATCCCCAACCTTTCATGATTTCTTCTTCATTGAGGGATCCCTTGCCGTCGACACAAATGTCATGGCGGAGTTGTTTGGCTGAGTAAGGAATACCAAGAGCAATTGCAATCGAATTGTAAGCACAGTCGCCATCACCCATGATGGGGATGGTGGCGTCCATGCTAATAACAGATTGAACATCAAAGTCAGGAGCACTGGGAGTGATTTGGGGATTTTCATCTGGGACAATACGAGCAACTACGTGATCTTGTGCTTCATCGTCGACATAAGCGCAAACTGAATCTTCAACATAACCCTTGGATAAAAAGACAAAGGGATCATTTGATTTCTTAATAAAATCACAAAATGAAATAACAGTTTCAGACCTAATGACAGAATGAATGTATTTACAGCTAGATTCATCAAGTTCGACGTGTTTGTTCAAAAGTTTCCCGGCGGGACAAAGAAAGTCAATGAGAGCATCAAAGTACTGGCGGATGAGACCGCGATTGCGTTTCTCCCGTCCAACCTTCATGGCGTCAGTGACGATCTTCACAGCCTGGGTTACACAAAACCTATGACTAAATACATTAACATAGATGGCAACGGCCATAGTACATAGCTCATCGGGACGCATTTCGCGACCACGGATGACGACTTGGCCGTTGACAACCATGCGTGCACTACTAGACTTAATATAATTAAAAATATTGCGAATGGTAAAACTGGTCTCACCAAGACCATAAGCGTGAGCATAACAACGGTCATAAAACTGTCTATCATACAAAGCAAAAATCCTAACTAAACGTCCCAGACCTCTGTCACCACCCAACCAGTTGTTGCATCGTCGGTTGGGAAACCGTCCCTTGAAAAAGGGGAGGCTCTCATTCTCTTCAAAAATAAATGATGAGACAATGACGGTGTCGCTGAAAGAACCAATGGTGACAGATATCATTTCATCATCATTGGGACAAAAAGTGCGGGACACAGTGAAAAGTTGGTATCCAAAAATGTTAGCACAGTGCTCTTTGGCATAATGGGCTGTCTTGGAGGAGGTAGAAAAGAAAGACTTGCTAACAAATTCACGATACTTTGAAAAGGAATGAACATAATCATGGGTGCCATCACGAAAAGAAAAAGTAATACGATCCTTGTTAATGTCAATGTCCCACCACATGTTAATGTGGTCAATGTGACCTTTCAAGGAAACAAGGATCTCAGGTACAAAAATAAAACACCCGTAAGCTTTGTCAGAATTGGCAGCAAACATAGCATCAGCAATATCAGTGGTGGACATGTCATAAACAGAATGGACAAACAATAAATATCTAGCTTTGGCTCCACAATTTTGAGCTGGAAAACGACAAAACCTAGGCACATTCATGTTGACAGATTGCCTGTCAGCCATGTCAAAAGCGGCTGTGAGGCGAGTGCCGTCCTTAACAGATAACATGGGATTACAACAGTGGACACGAGGATGATTAAGCCACAGGTGCATCTTGGCGCCAACATCCTTTATATAGTAAGGATGGGCGCAAGTCGCTTCAATATGGTAACCTGTGAGTTCAATGAGATGATGATAGACAATATGGGTTAAAGCAGCCGCAAACCCGTGGCAATGAGGGGATGAATCTCTAAAATCAAGGCGGTAGGCGGGCCATTTGTCGATGAGGAGACTCTGTTCTTCTGCTGTGAGATAGACAGATATCTTCAAAGACTTGGCCTTTCGCTTGAACTGTGCTTCAATTTTTCTCGTGACTTCGTTTCCGATTTGTGAAAAGAGTTGTGACGCAGAATCTGATGCCTGTCGAAGCACGATTTGTGAGAGTAAGCCGTCAAGGTCATCATCAGGGATAATGGACTTGAGGGCTTGTTTAACTACACTAGGTGCAAACTTCGATTCAACTTCCGCATTCATAATGCAAAAGATGAGTCAAAGCAGTGCAAAGAGTGAAAAAGAGGTAAAACTGGCCTACCGAAGCTTTATAAGCAACGATAAGACAAAAATTAACAGCTAATAAAATGTTGGTTGAGCACAACTTCATAAGCTGAGCAACAACCCAAAAACCTTACTGCCCCTTTATAAGGAACAGTAAATTTGAAGTGGGTT